TTTTCGTCTCAGACGATACCCATTTAAAATAAGAGGGGGGCAAGGGAATTTTTCAAAATTTTACAAAATCGAGGTTTAAAAATATCGGTGATTTCCCCTTGATTTGTTGCTTTTATTTGCCTTTTCTGGATGCATTTTGTTGTGACAAGCTTCGCAAAGGCTAACTAAGTTATCACTATCGAGCCCGAGTTCTGGATATTCGTCATAGTGCTTGATATGATGTACAGTAGTCGCCTCGCGCTGTCTACCGTACCGCCTGCACTCTCTGCACATATATCCGTCACGGCTCAGAATTGCCGCACGCTTTGACTTCCATGCTGTGCTATTATAAAAATCATTCATGATTTAACTATCGCGGAAGCCTCGAGGGTTTATTCGAGGCGTATGGATGTTGATTCCGTGCTGTGCAGTTGCCTGCACTTGGTGCGTTCTGAGAGACTTGCACTCTCATCGTCTTTGAACGCGTAGAGCGCGGCAGTTGCTGAAGCTGCCGCAAATCATACCGAAAGAGACTTGATTCTCCGAAGTCAGGCGTAAGCACGCGCAGTTCCGCATACCGATAGGAGCTGCGCGGAAGGATACGCTCAAGCAAGCCCGAGCTATTACGCCTGCCTTCTTAGTTTTATATTAATACTTTCGGTATATGTTTTCAAGGGGGAAAAAAGGTGATTATATAAAATATTTCGGATAAGTTGCAACAAAGAGCTTCAAGGCTTTTTCATGTAGTCTTGTTCTCACCCATTTTGCATCGCTGATGTTGATTGCCGCTGCGACCATTTCCCACGTATTTCCTCGGATATAGTATTCCATGAGGAGCGTGCTGAGCCTACTGTCTGGAAGATGTAATATCTCTTCACGTATTCGGAGCTTTAACTCTTTGTATCTTTTGAGATCATCGTCGATAATTCCGCGCAGTTTCTCCGCGTATTCTGTATCGCGTTCCCTTCTCGCAGCCGTTCGCTCACTCTCAAGCGATGATATACGCAGGTCGATGTTTCTCACTTGCATGAGATACTCTTCAACAGTTATCCCTTTTACATTGCTCATTCCGTATCACCTCCAAACTTAATCGGCTCACATGGGAATGGCTTATATTTGCACTTTGCACAGTTCCCACGCTTTTTATTTAGCTCGACTGCTTTATTTCGAGCCTCAAAATACTCTTTTGTGCTTTTTCGGAATGAGCATATTCTTTCTGAGCGAGTGCCAGTGCATTCCTCGTCCAGTATTCCGCATCTGTTCGATTGCGGTATCAGAAAATAGCAAGTCTCGGTTTTTTCGGTCATGATTCTTTGTTTTCTCCTTTCGGTATTGTCATTGGCAGCGATAAGTATTCCTCGATGAGTTCTTTCGCTTCTTCCCATGAATAGCATATCGCTGTGAAGTGTCCTGCTCCGCGCAGGCTTCGCAGCCATTGCTTTTGATTCTCAGTAGGCTTATTCGGTTTTACTTTCATTTCGATGTAGAGTCCAATGTATCCGCCGTGAGCTGTCGGAAGGCATACGTCAGGCACTCCAGCTTTGAGTCCTGCCTGCTTCATGCGTGCTCCTGTGATAGCGCTCCTCTTTCCCTCATTCGGGACATGATACATGAGCTTTAGTTCCTCATATTGCGCTTGAGCGTACTCTGCCCACCTAAAGAGTGCGATCTGTTCAATTTCTTCTTTGGTTTGCACCATGCTGCCTCCTGCTTGTAGTATCGTGCGTATATGTATACTCCGCCATTGGATTCATTGTATACGACTTTCGCCTGCGAGAGATTATATCCCTCATAGAGCTTCTCATACTCAGCTCTGCACTCGGTATCCTTTGCCAGCTCCTTGACTTGCTTTTTCGAGAGACGATTATCTCTCTGCTTTGCCTGTGGTATGACGAGATTCCGAGAACGAGTATATTTTTTCTTTCCTGTGAACTCTCTCAGCTGCTTGAGCATATATCCGATGAGTGTAGCTATTCCGTTCTCGTCGAATATGAGTCCTGCCGTCCGAGTGTATCCTCTGCCCCAGAGCTCTGATATCTCGTTCTGATCCATGCCACCGCTCATGATTAAGTGATGATGTGGATTGAGCTGCTCTTTTCCTGTCTCTGTCACTCCGATAAACTTTAGCTCGGGCAGTCCTTTTTTCTCTCTCGCTCTCTTCACCCTCCGCAGGAAGTTTGCAAGCTCTCTCTGTGATTCTTCATAGGTCTGAGGTCTGGTTTCCTTCCTGTATGTGAGCTCGACTTTCATATCTTCCTCTGTGAAGTTCGCATTTGCTATCCTGATAAGATTCTGCTCCGCATTCTTATCATTGATTCTCTGCTGAGTCTCTGATGTTGGTTTAGCCTTCTTTCGCTTGTATGGATTTTTTGTATACACTGGATAGATATTAACATCCATGTAGTCTCCACACTCGAAGCGAGTCTCTCTGTACCAGCTTCTCATATCTCAAATCTCCCTTAGTATTTTTGTGGTCGTAAACTTAATAAGTATTACAAGCCCGTCAAAGCCAGCGTCAGGCTCTTGCTTTTTTCAATCTCTTTATACTATTATAATAGTATAGGGCAGCTGCTCAGCTGGCAGCTGCTTCCTTACCTTTTATTGTTCTTTCAAGTTCTGCTTGCTTAGTATTCCATGCGCCCCGAGCTGAGTCCAAAGTGATATATGGAGTTCGCAGGACTTGTCCGCATTTGCTACACTCTACTATTATTTTAAGAGTATCCCTATCATGCCGAAAGTTTATCTTCCTGCCGTTACATACAGCACAGCTCTTCATCTTCTCACTCCTTTCTGAACGTAATCAAAGACACGTTTTAATCATTCACGGTGTTATAATATCCGAATAAACCAATTCATGTTTAGTAATTTGTTTAGTCAGTTGTAACGTAAATGTTTTTATATTATACATAATTTCCATTTTTCGTTTAACATCTTCAATAGCTTCTTCATCTGTTTCTTCGTATATCAGTATATCGTCATACTTTTTGCCATTAACACGGATATGTGCTATATACTCATTCATTCTGCTCACCGTCCATTCTTTCGCCGCAGTTGGGGCAATATTTGAAGTATTTGTACACTAACTTACCATAAGCATTACCATTCATGGTAAAATTGCAATTACTGCACTGTATTACTTCATTGCCTATCCACCGTCCATGTTTCACAGGCTGTACGTCTGCGGCTTTTAGCTCTTTCAGCTCCGTCAACCACTCTGCAAGCTCTCTGTGGTATGCGGCGCATTTTGTACAGCCCATATCTTTGCCGTTTTTCAATGACATACAATTGTCTGTTCCGTCACAGGGACAAGGACATAAGGAATATAGTCGGCTTTGTTCTCCTGCCACTTCAATGCAATACTTTATAGCTTCATCAATCGTCATTCTGCTCACCGTCCTTTGGTGGTTCTGGTAAAGGTTGCCAGTATAATACTTCAAAATCTTTTGGCAGACAACCTTCATACCATCGCTTTATATTAGAATACCACTTACTAACTCCAAACCTATACGACGTAAACCCAGCACCCCATGTATACCTATACCAAACTAACACTTCTTTCTTAGGTTCGGGCAATCGGTCTTTAACGCTTATCCACCTATCAGCCATTTTCAGCCCTCCTTATCCCAACCGTATAATTTAGCCATTTCTTTTAACTCGGCTTTTCTTCTTAGCCTTTCGTTCTTTGTTTCAATACTATTAATAACCATATTAACACCACAAATTAAACATATGCCTGCTGCTAAAAGTTTACCTGCTTCTTTATGCTCAATTATTACCAATACCACAATAATTATAGCGAGCAGAATATCTATAACGCCCAAAATGAACATTCCTATGTGTTTAATTTTCATTTTTTCTCCTTTCCGAATCATTCAAATTCGTCTTTTATTCGGTTTCGCCGAGCTCCGCCCATTCGTTCCACGCAAGCCTCGCCTGCTCCGCTGTGTCGAAGATCGCGTCTCCAGTTCCAGGAAAGTACATCTGACAAGTCTCGAGCTTAATTCCGAATGCAAGGTGACAGTTGCTACAATATACAAAGTATTTACCGTTAGTATCTTTATGCCGCTCGACTTTCTCACCGCAGCGGCAGCGCTTCAAGGGTTTGCTTTCAATCATATATTATACGTCCTCTTTATACTGCTCAGCCTTGCAGTATCTTCTTTAATATAGTATTTCTTAGTCGTAGCTGTGCTCTCGTGATTGAGTAAAGTGCTCACATCTTCGAGAGCCATACCAGCATTTTTGAGAAGTGTAGCTCCTGAGTGTCGGAAGTCATGCGGATGTAGTGTCGGTACTCCTATCATCGCGCCTATTTTTCTGCACCATTCTCGGAGCGTTCCCTGATTGATAGGCTTGTCTATATTTCTGCCTGAGTAGAAGAGCCAGCCGTGATCGTCCCTGCCTTTGCTCTCTCTCTGGAGCTTGAGCTGTATCAGTAGATACTTTACCTCGTCGGAGAAGTACAAGTCTACTATCTTGCCTTCCTTTTCAAGTACGCCCTTGATAATTTTAGCTTCGAGATCGATCTGATCCCATTTGATACTTGCTATCGCCGTTACTCTTGCCATAGTAGACAGTGATATCATCGCATAAACTCTGAGCTGCAAGTCATCCGAGCCGATAAGCTTCTCGCGCATCATTGCGACCTGCTCCGCTGTGAGATATGTCTGAGTAGTTATTCTTAGTCCCTTTTTCGGGCGGTCTATGAATTCTGTCGGATTCTCTCTGATGAGCTTCTTCTTTCGCATGAAACGATAAAAGGCAGATATTGTCGCAAGTCTCAGCTTTATGCGTTCGCTATTATTGCCCTCGTTCATGCAGAAGTATATAAACTCGGTGATATCATCGTCTATCAGGTCCTTGACGCTTCTGTTTTGCTGTTTGTCGTAAATGTATACAAACCACTGCTCAAGGTCATATATGTAGTGCTTTTGTGTTCTCGGTGATAGATTTCTCATGCTCATATCAATCTTGTATCTTTGCATTATCTGTGCAGTCTCAGGATTGATTTTTGATAATTTCTCTTCATCGTGCAGTACAATTCTTTTACTTCTCATAATATTCAGCCTCTTTTCGGTATTATTCGGTATATTTTCGGTATTATATATTGGTTGTTATTGGTTGCAATTATACAAATATCTTAGGCGGCAGCTCGAAGTCGGTATCTTCTTTACGCCATAAATGTAAGCAAGTCTCGCAGAGGTTTTTGTATTCGCTCTTTTTTGGATGATACTGGACGACGGTCTCTTCATCGTTCCAGAACATATCCTTTACTTTGCACATTTCCGCCCATGTTGGCACTCTTCTCCTATAGCTTACTGATACGTGCTCCCAGCCTCCTCCGAAGCTCCATACTACTGCCATAGGCTCACGCTGCGCAGGAAAGTATATCTCTCCGACGCCGCCGTCGATGCCTGTGGATATTACTTTTAGCCTCTCAATCTTGAGTATCTCCGCTTGTGTTTTCATTGTTTCCCTCCTCTGTCTCGATATCGAGTCCCATTTCTGAGCGATTTCTACTTATAGCCTGCTCCGAGGTCCAGCGTCCTACAAAATATCCTAATATATAGCAAGCTAAGCCGTCAGCAGCGAAAAATAATACAGCTTTAATCATTTTTCTTCACCTTCTGCCTCTCCAATGAGCTGGAGTGCATCTTCTTCGTACATCTCCCAGCTCAGTGTCCGCTTATAAAAGTTTCTGATCTGAGCTATCAGAGCTTTGGCTCTTTCGAGTTCTTCTTTCTGTTTTTCTTTTTCAGTTTCCATTGCTGTGATATACGCTTGAGCTTCTGGCTCAGTGTACCATTTGCCGTTGATATACATTTTCTTTTCTCCTCCTTCATTGAGATATGCTGATAGGCAGTCTTGACAGTTCTGCATTTTATGGCAGCGAGAGCGCTTTTGCTCTCCGTCAATGCCTGATAGTATCTTATACATACATTCATGAGTGCGGTCTGATATCATCGTGAGGAGCTCCACAAGTGGAAGCTTCCCGAGTCTTTCTCTGTTATTCATCATTTGCCCCTCATCGAATAAAGGAATTCTTCTCTTGTCTCGAGCTTCGGCTGTATCCTTTCCCAGTCGATGCCGTAGTCCTTAGAGAGTGCGTTCATGATATCGGTCATAGTCACGGTCTTTCCGAAAAAACTATCTGTATTAAATACATTTACCATATCATCATAAAGCTCTGTGATATATTTTGGAGTCCTGCCCTTGCGTATCATTGCAGTTAATACTCCACATACAGCATATATCGCTAAGCTTCGAGCACTATCCTCAAAGATATCGAATTCATGATTGAGATATTCATCTTTCGCAGCCTTAAAGATATCAGCGCGGCATTTCTTACAGTCTCTAACTTTCATGAGTTACCTCCTCACCATAAGGATAACTGCTCATTAACTGTGACCGCTCTCGCGTTCTTCTCAGCCTGCTTATAATAGCTGTCCTTGAGCTCTACGCCTACAGCTCTGCGTCCGTTCTCAAGTGCAGTTACTACCTCCGAGCCGATTCCCATAAACGGAGTTAATACAACGTCATTAGGATTTGTCCAGAGATTTAAAGCTCTGCGTATAACAGTCAGTTGCAAAGGGCATATATGCTTCTCGTCCTCGTTATCTCTTGCGCTCCTATATTGCAGAGTGTCCGAAGGATTGATATCAGTCCATATCGGGCTTGCGTATTTCTGCCATATCTCGACAGGGAAGCTCTCATTTGTATGAGTCACTGGCTCTGGATTGTCTCCTGGCTTACGCATTACTACGAGATAGTCAGGTATACCCTGCCTGCACATTGAGCTGTCCTTTTTAATTTGCTTATGTAACAAGCCGAGCGCCTTAGTTCTCTGCATTGCTATTACAGGATCTTTCCAGATGCATACCTCTGAATGATATATGAATCCTGCCTTTTCATAGAGCCTTATCAGGTCTCCTCGAAAGTCGTCAATTCCGATAAATCCGTCTCTACTTTTCGACGTAGGCAGGTTCATGCAGTGGACTGCCATCAATCGCCCTGGCATAAGCACTCGATAGAGCTCATTAACTATGAACTCAAAGTGCTCGTAGAATTCATGCTTGTTTTTACTGTTTCCTAAGTCACGCTCACTATTGCTATAGGTATACAGTGACGCAAAAGGCGGAGAATATATCTCAAAGTGGATACTGTCGGAAGGTATCTCAGTTAATACCTCGCAAC